AATGAAATAACAGGAAGCATTGAAGGTTCAGGCAATGAAATGGGCCGCCTAGAAATGCTAACAACACAATTCTTTGAAAAGGTTGGTTTAACAATTGAACAACAGAAAAAATTAAGAAAAGAAATTGAAGACACGGTTGCGGCATCTAATGTTCAGTTAACAGATGCTCAAAAATTAGATAATGCTATGGGCGATGTTGTTAAGAAAATACAACAACAAAAAGATAGTATTATTGGATTAACAACCGATCAAAAAGTAGCATTAGAATTAGAAAAATTAAAAGTAGATGAATTACTTGCTGGTGTTAAGGTAAGCGAAGAAGCAAGAGCATTGAAAAAACAAGAAATTGCGGACCTAGTTCGTGCTAATATCTTGTTAAAAGAAAGAGAACAAATTGAACAAGCATTAGGTGGCATAGCAGGTAAAACTGGTGGCATCCTAAAAGAATTTGACCCAGGCAAAACTGCCCTCGACAAAGAATTAGAAGTTCTTGAAGATGCTAGAAAACGTGGTATTATAATTGATGAACAATACTACAAAGCAAGAGCAAAATTACAAGCAGACTATGATAGAGCAACTGCTGAAAAACGCAAACGTGAAGTTAGTGATACACTTGATTTAATTAAATCAGGAACAGCAAAAGTAGAAGATATTGAAGCATTAAGTGGTAAACAGCGTGTTCAATTGTTAGGATCTATTGGTAAAGAACTACTAGGAACACTTGGACAAACAAACGAAAAAGCATTTAAACTTGCCAAAGCGGTTGCTATTGCTGAAGCCATTGTAAACGTAGCACGTGGTATTTCAGCGGCATTGGCATTACCGTTTCCGTTTAACATTGGAGCGGCGGCTTTGGTTGCGGCACAAGGTGCTGTTCAAATTAGTGCTATCAAAAATCAACAATACACAGGACCAAGAGAAAAAGGTGGTCCGGTGGGTCCAAACCAAACATACCTTGTTGGAGAACGCGGTCCAGAATACCTCACAATGGGAGCCAATGCTGGTATGATTACACCTATGGGTGGTGAAAGAGATGTGAATGTGACATTTAACATTCAAGCAAATGACACAAGAGGTTTTGATGAATTGATTACATCAAGACGTGGACTAATTGTTAACCTAATCAATACCGCTATGAATGAAAGAGGTAGAAACGGAGTGACAACATAATGGCTTATATTGGCAATTTTCCTTCATCTCCAGGATTTCAAAATGTGAGATTGGATATTAACACCACAACAACAGGCACAACAAGTTTAAGTGGTAGACGTATTAGAAGTGCTACAGGCACAACCGTTTGGGGAGCAACAGCAACGTTTCCTCCAATGACAACAACTGAATTTAGACCCATCTTTGCTTTTATTACACAAGCAAGAGGTAGCCTTAATAGTTTTGATGTAGTATTTCCTGAAGTAAGTTATTCAAGTATGACAAGCAAAACACACACAATAACCGTTGCTAGTGATACCGTGGGTGGTAGCACAGAAGTTCCTGTAACAGCAACAACCAATGACGGTGATGAAATTGTTAAGGTAGGTGATATGATACGTTTTTCAAATCACTCAAAAGTTTATATGGTAACGGAAACACTTACAGAAGATAGTGCTGGTTCACAATATATGAAAATTACGCCAGGATTGGTTCAAGGTATCAGTTCAGGTAATACAATAACCTATGACGCTGTTCCTTTTAGAATGACACTTGCTAGAGACGTTCAAGAAATTGCTGTTGGAACAGAACAATATTATAGATATGAAATAGACTTTCTAGAGGAGATATAATGGCAAGAATTAGCACTCCTCTATCAGTAGCATTTGCCGGAAGGGCAATAGTAAGTGCTCATTTGATTGAGGTTGGTTTACCTACAACATATCTATCAAAAAATGCTCTGTATCTTACAGAAGCACCTTTTTCAATTTCCTATGACACGGACACAGCACCCGACAGCGGAGCGAATACCTATGCCAGCGACGGTGTTTTATTGGGTGTAAGTGAAGCAAAGGAATCAGGCACACTAAACATTACAGGTTGTAACATTACATTAAGTGGACTAGAACCAAACATAAGAAATGCTGTAATGAAGCCAGGTATTGTTAATCAAAGCGTAAGTTTCTACAGGGTATTTTTAGATGAAGATACTTACGGATTGGTTGATGTTCCATTGTTACTATTCAAAGGCAAGGTAAGTGGTTATCAACACAGAGATGGTGAAGGTGAAAGCATTATAACATTGGCTGTCAAAAGTAATTTTGCTGACTTTGAAAAAACAAAAGGTATTAGAACCAACCAAGGCAGTCTTAAAAAGATTGATCCTAATGAATATGGTTTTGAATTCAGTCACGAAAGCGTTAGTGATATAAAATGGGGTAAAGCATAATGGGTTGGTTTAGTGATTTTGTAGACAGCGTAAAGGACGTAGGTAAAAGCATTGTCAAAGGCATCAAAAACATTGTCGAAGGTGTTATTGATTTTGTCGGTGATGTTATTGACTTTGTTGTTAGTCCTTTTACAAGTTTATTTGATGTTCCAGATCCAAATGTAGGTGAATCAAGTGCCCAATATGCCCAAGGTGTTACCATTACAAAAGCAGGCACAACAAATCCATTGCCTGTTGTTTATGGTTATAGACGTTTGGGCGGAAACATAGTTTTTGTTGACACACAAGGGGATTCTAACAAATATCTTTATGTGTGTTACGCATTATGCCACGGTGAAGTTAATGGACTAAAAAGATTATTCATTGATGACAACGAATTACCAAGAAGCCTTTTTACAAACAGCGACAAGTTTCCAAATGAAACCGTTGTAACCATTAACGCAGGACGTTACAGCGGCAGAGCAAAGTTTCAATTTTTTAGAGGCAGTGACACACAAGCACAAAGTTCATTGTTGAATGAAAGCAATGAATGGAGCAAGAAACAGAGAAAACTTACAGGCATCAGTTATCTTGCGGCACGCTACGAATGGAAAAAGATTGAAACACAAGAGGACCAAGACAACAATCCTTTCAGCGGAGGTATTCCTCAAATTAAATGTGATATACTAGGACAAAAGGTATATGACATTGGTGCTAATCATGATGGTAGCACAGATATAACAAACTATTCAAGTGCCACAAAAACATTAAGTTATAACCCAGCGGATTGTTTACTAGATTATCTAACCAATACACGTTATGGTGTTGGTTTACCTATTTCAGAGATTGATGGATCTAGTTTTTATGTAGCACACAACAAACTGGACCAAACGGTTACTTATTATACCGGAGCAAGTGGCAAGGTAATGACTACCAATGCCGTTATAAACACAGGTGCCAAATTATTAGAAAACACAAAACAACTGCTGTCAGGTTGTCGTGGCATTATGCCTTACATACAAGGCAGATACAAATTAAAAATTGAAGATGCTGGCAATGACTTTGATATTGTTAGTAGTGTAACTAATGTAAAATTTGATGTTGATGAGAATTTTATTGTGGGCGATATAGCACTTATTGGTGAAAGAAAAAATAGTTATTTTAACCAAGTAACCATAAATTATGTTGATCCTGATTTACAATTTACCAATCAACAGATTGTTTATCCTGAAAAAGACAGCACACTAGAAGCAACTTATCTATCAGAAGATAACAATGAAGTGCTATCAGGAGAGTTTGGTTTTCCTACAATCACAAACAAGTATGTGGCAAGACACATTGCCAAAATGATTTTAGAAAAGTCAAGACAACAGAGAATTATTAACTTTACAGCAACACCTGATTTGATTGCTGTGGAGCCGGGTGATGTTATTCGTATCAATCAAACACGTTTAGGTTTAACAAATGTTTTATTCCGTGTAGTTGGTATGCAGATTACACAAACAAGTAATGTGCTAATGGAGTGTGTTGAAGTTATTGCTACAACCTATCCATTTATTACAACTGATGAAGAAGACATACCAAATCCACCTAAACGTCCTGATCCAATACTGCCTAATCCAATAGCACCACAACCAGTGGTTCCACCCATTGGTATTGTGCCACCTGAAGATCCACAACCACCTAATGATGGACCGGATAGTGCGGGAGAACCAACACCAGGTGATCCTCCAGAAGAACCTATTATACCTAATCCACCGGATGAGCCGGAGTTTCCACCAGTTATTCCGCCAGAAGAGCCAGAGGTGCCACCAGAATTACCAGAGGACCCAGACGATCCTCAACAGCCACCTATTCAGCCACCGCCTCCACCTCCACCACCATTACCACCGGGCGTGAGAGAATTTAAAGGTTTGGGTTTATCAGATTTAGGATTTCCGGCACAATGTCATAAGACA